CACCGAGGGGGGCGTTCCAGAGCACGGCCCCTGTTTTCAAGATATTTGCAACGACTGGAGTTGCCATAAGTTTCTCCTTTACTGCCTAAGCATGATTTGAAAGTAGCTCAAAACGAAGGGCCATTGTGTGCTCGGCTCTTCCAGGGATTGCCCTAGTATTTCAGATTCCCCGTGCAGTACCGTGGCCCCTGTGCCATTGTGGAGCGCATCGTAAAGCGCCCGGTAGCAGGTCATGGCGTCTATTTCGGTAGCGGCGTAGCATTTGAATTGCACCGATGGATTTAGTAAGGCGTCGTCGTAATCGGGTGAGCCACCCCGAAGGCGGAACGTAATCGCGGCCCCGTCTTGCGGCTGGTAGCCCTCTGGGGGCACATCACGGCCCGCATAGATCCGCGCACCAACGAGATTGACAAGCGGGACGTTAGTCAGCAGGTATTCTCTGATTTTAGCATTGGCGTCTATCATAGTGTTTTTTCCACTGCGGAAACAATGCCGCCCATATCACGTGCCAGGCGTTCTAAACCGTGGTACATGAAATTGTGCTTATTCTCCTGGTAGATGGTGTAGGACGCCGCGGCATGAATAGCGGCTTCTCCATCTGGTACGTCCGGCTCCGGGGCGAGTTCGCGATTAGCGACCGCGAGCGCGTCGGCTACGGCTTTATCCCGGTGGCTCTCGGTTCCGATTGCATAGACCGCATTGCGCATAAAGCCGGTGTCAACCGGGAGATCAACATCTGTTTTGATGAGCGCCTCACCCTGGAACGCGGCAGCGGTCAGCAATTCCTCGGCGGCCCCGTCAAGGATCAGGCTCACCTCTTTGCCGTACCAGTTGAATTTCGTGTCAACTGCGGCCATCGGTCACCAATTTCAGATTCAGGTATAGCCCAGAAGGCCCACGGCGCGGTGATCCTACGATCTGATACCGCTCGGTCGTGATGTCCTCCCCGTGCCGTTCGGTAATCCGCACGTGGTCACGTGGGTCTATCGTGGTATCGATTGGCAGCCTGAGTCGGGCGTCGTAGTCGGGCACGTTCCCGGAGGGTTGTACCTCCTTCGGGGTGACGTGATGAAAGCCGCACCATATCTCCGCGCCCGCTGTCCAGTTGGGGGTGGGGTTTCCGTAAGCGTTCACGGTTTCCCCATAGGACAAAATAATGCATTTGTCCATCATGTGCCCGTCTTGGACTTCCTGCATCCCGGCGAGTTCTGTCTCGGTGAAGCGCCAATCGCCCATGATTACCCGATCGATAACACAGCGACGGCCGCGGCTTCGTCGGCCTCTATGGTGAAATTGGCATACCCGTTGGTGTCGTTGTAAATCTCAGGCGGCCAGGGCCCCATGACATACTGCTTGCCGGATTTGACATCCACGGCACGCGCAACGGCGGCCAGGTTGTCGATTTTCGCCACTGGGGTAATCCCCACCTCACAGTCAGCGGTGTTTTTCTCCACCACGACCATAATGGTTTTGCCGTCGTTCAGAAAACGGAACCCGCCCACGTTCGTCACGCTGTTGTAAGTGACTTCCGCGCCGGTTCTTAAAACGTGCTGTACGGTCAGTGTTTCCAGTGCCATTTAGTCCTCCTCTGGCAGATTGATTACGTAATCCCGCGCGCCGCGCCTATTCGGATATTCCTCCGGGGACGGTATGAGCATGATGGTGCTCATGCTGCCACGAGCGCGGTACATGCGGGCATTCTGGCAGTACTGCTCATGCATCTGTGAGCGGGAATAACTGCCACCGTCAGCGCTAAAATCGAAGTTTTGCGCGACGGTGGCGGCTTTCTCTTCCCAGATGTCAGCGGCGGCGGCGTTCAAATCATAGGTAGCAATCCAGTTATCATTGTCCTCTTTGGTAGGCGGTTCGGTGGAGGTGTCCCAGGTATACGGAACCTCGCCGCGCTCATCCACTAAGGGGTGGGCTTCGATGTAGCCTTGTATGAGCGCGTCGGAATACGTCGTGGCATCCGGCTCATCCACCATCCGCCGCACCTGCGATATTTGCGCCGCCATCGCTGTCATGGTTCTACTCCTCTACCCGAATCCAGCGCACCCAGTACGTCCCGACCATCCCGGCAGTCGTCGCGCTGGCGGTGGCTACGAGGTAGTAACCCGCCGGCCACAGCACCGCGCCGCCGTTCGTTCCGCCATCCACACCGTTATCGAAAACGCCGGTGGCCGCGTTCACATCAACACCGTCCAACAGTGTATCGCTGGAAACGTCCCCGCCGTCGTCAATGCCGATGTCGAGGGTTGCCGCTCCAGTCGAAACGGTAGTGACATTGATCCCAAACCCGCCGGACGGGATAATCAGATCCGCGCCCTCCGGGTTCAACAGCTTAATGACGCCACCCACCGCGGTCGTAGTTGCGGCGGTCAGGTCGCCCTGATAAGCTCCGGTTTGTTCAGACATGTTTTTCTCCTGTTTCAGTTAAAGGGCGGGTTTTTGGGCCCGCCCTGATTGTTGTTAGCTGATCATCTCCACAGCCAGGCCGGAGGCATCCGCACCAGTGACGGCGTCCATGTTGCCCATCAAAACGCCACGGTCGGAAGCGTCCCACTTTGCCTGCCCGTAGGACAGGCAGTCCTTGAGGAAAATGCGTGCCGGTCGGTTGGCTGCAATCGCTGGAATCACGAAGCCGCTCGCCATTTCGTAGTTGGCCTTGTTCGTGTTTGTGAACAGGCAATCTTTGAAGATGGTGTAACGGTCGATGCCGGTATCATCCGCGACTTCCACGAAAGCCGCGCCGGTATGCCCTGCATACATGGAAATGTGGCAGTCCTCAAACACATTGCGGAGGGCTGCGCCGTCGAACAGAATGCCAACGTGACCCGTTCCACTGGCAATGGTATCCACGCCGATGGTACAATGACGGAAGAGGTTTTCCTCGGCTCCATCGAGTTTCAGAGAAGCCCCGCCGTTGATCGCCATTGTGGCATGTCCACCGCCGGCAAAATGCACATTTTCAAAATAGTTGCGCCCGCCAGTCACGCTCACGTTAATGAGCGACGTGGCATCATCAACTCCCTGAAAAATGTACAGGTCTTTGAAGATGCACCCGGACGCGCTTACCGTAATGAGCGGAGAGGCCCCAGTGAGCGTGCTCAACTGCATGATGCGGGCGCGCTGTGCGGCCATCGTGGGCGCGCACATGCCGATCAAGTGCGTGTAGTTCTTGCTCCAGTCCAGTTTGGCAGAGAGGGTATTGGAGCTGGAACCGCTGAGTACCAGCACAACATCATGCTGATTCGCGGTGCACTTGGCGAACGCCGCGGCGATAGTAGCCATGGGGTGCTTGAAATCCTTCCCTGTGGCGTCGTCGTCTCCGTTGGCTGCGTCCACGATAAACACATTGGAGTTAGGCCCGCGAGGGATACCGACTATCGCCAGATACTCATTGATTGCCTTGGGGTAGAGTCCCATTGCGCGCCTCCTATGCCGTCAGTGCGGCGAATGCGCAACGGCTGGCGGCGGTAGTCTGCACGGCGTTGATAGGATTCGGCAGAGCGAACCCGATGCGCATCACGGCACGCAAAGCAACCATGTCCTGCTGCGCGAGGTTATAGACGATATTGCCAGAGCCATCCTGGATCACGCCTTCCGAAAGAATCTTGTAGGTCATGTCCTGACGAACGGAGTAAACGAGCTGATCCCACTGCCCGCTAATCAGGTGATAGGTAGAGCTAACCGCGCCGTTGGTGGGGAAGATGATCGGCGTCCCGTCAAGCTCGTAACGGGTAGAATCCTGCATATTGGTCTTGAAGATCGGCATGCCCTCAGTGTCGCGACAGTTGCGCAACATCGCCTTGGTAGCCAGCGGCGCAATGGATCCGGTGACGCCAAAGCCGTCTTCCTCCACCTGTCCGAACACGCCCGCGACGCCCGCGCCAGTCTCTCCAAGAATGGCCTCGTAAACGTCCGTATAGGACGCCAGGGAAACCACCTGGGAGGCGGCGGTAGCAACGGCGATCAGGCCTGCGGCTCCAAGAGCGGTCGTCCAGTTTGCGGGGATTCCAGTGCCGTACAACACGGCGGCGTCAATCGTGGCCCCGAACGCACGCACCAGCTCCGGGCGTACCTCGCTCCAGATGTCGTAATCGGCATCGTCAAGCACGCTCTCGGGGATGGGCACGATCGCGGCGATTTCCTCGGCATACACATATTTATTTTCCCAGTTCACCTCGCTCGTCTGTTTGAGGCCGTTGTCACCGCTCACAAAATACGCGGTAGCCAAGGCGCTCATCACCGGCAAGCGATACTGGGCGCGGCTCATATTCGGCAGGCGGCGCGCCAGTTGCATGACGGCGCTCGACTGGGGGATGGCCGCCATAATCTCCCGACTCGCTTCCTCTGGAATGAGGGCGGCGGCGTCGGTGCGGCTGATAATGCTGTTATAGGTTGCCATGTGTCAAATCTCCTTTAGGTTCGGCCCGCAGCGCGGCGAATGAACGCATTCATATCTGCCCCGCTGGGCCGTGATTCAGTGCCCGCGCCTGCATTGGCAGGTGGGGCGGTGGGTTTACGAAACAACTCCGGGAACCCCGCCCGCAGCGTGTCCCAGTCCGGCGAGCCGTCCCGTTTCCAGGCGTCCGCATCCTGAGCCGCTAACCAGGCGAGTTTCCCGCTAACCACATCCGCCGGGAGTGCCTCGAAAAAGTCAGCACGCTTCCGGGCGGTTTCAAATTCGGCGCTTAGTTTCTCCAGTTGTGCGCGGGCCTCGCTGCCCTCCTCAAGTTTCTTCGAGGTATCCGCCATCTGCTTCGATAGGGCGGCGCGCTGTTCGCGCTCACTGGAAAGCGCACTTTTCAAGCCGGTTACATGGGAGTCATAGAGCTTCCGCACGTCCTCCGGCGCACTCTCCAACCAGGTCTCCCAGGTCGGCGCGGTCTCCGCTGCCGGTGGGGTCTGTGACTGGCCTTCTGTTTGCTGTTGCTGATTCGGTTCTGGCATCTCGCCCTCCTGATTATCCCAGCATCTCGCCGGGTGAAACTACTGTTGGGCCGCGCTCAATAACTCCGATAGCGCGGGCGTCTGGGGATTGTCGCCCCACACGTCATTATGCCGCAAGCGTGTAAACTGCCCGAAATTGACGCTACCCGACTTCCAGGCGTCATATCGACCATTGCCCAGAATAGCGCGTTGAGTCGCCTCGTCCTGCGTCCTGAACCACGCTTCACCCCCCAACCACTTGACTTCTGGCAGGCCCTTCACCACGGGCACGCCGGTACATCTGCCGTTCGGGTGGTCGGGAATGCTGATATTGATCGGGTAGACATGCCCCTCATCTGCCAGGCAGGCCGGGCACACGCGGCTATCATGTGCCGTTAAACGCTTCTGGCCCGTCACCACCCCGGAGGCCTGGTACTGCGCCGAGGCGGCTTGCCGGTAGACCCGCAATTGCTCAGTGCGGGCTATCACTAGCGCCTTGTCTAAGCCCCCTGTAAGGTCTGTACGCATGATTTCAGCCGTATCGCGGGGATTACGACCCAAGGCCGTGCTTTCGATCAGGGAGCGCGTCAGGCGCTCCCAGGCGTCACTGTCGGCTATCATCCGCTGCCGGATCAGGGCCCCTAACGGCCCGCCGTCCCCGGCAATGCCAACCATGTTCTCTACGGCTTCTACTGGCAGGCGATTGAAAAACACGGGAATCCGGGAATGCTGCCAGTAGCTCAGTTGAATAGCTTCTTGGGCATTGTCAATCCCCAAGGCCGCTATGCTCTCTTGCCCGGAAGTAACAATCCGTTCGGTATAGGTCGCATAGGCGGCGGTTTCGTCGCGCACCTGTGCCCTCAGCGTGCGGTAGCGTTGTAGATCAAAAAGCCGCCTTTTGCTGATCGTCACCCCGGCGTCTTGTAGCTGTTTGACCTCCATCGCCAGGGCGTAAATCTGCGCGTCAAGTGCCCGCTCAACGTCAAGCCAGCGGCGCGCCATCTGCTCCATCTGGGCGTTTTCGCGTGCCAGCAGAAGCGCCTTAAATTCGCGCATTCGCAGCACAACCAGCGGCTCCGGCGGTTTAGGCATTTTGTACCCCTTCCGTTTGCTCCTGGTCAAACTCCCGCCGCGCCTGATCCATGTAAGCGCGGGCGAGGTCGGAGGATTGCATTTCGTCCGTCCGCTTGTCCTCGGCCATCTGATCGAGCTCGGCTTGACTCCACCCTTCACGTTTGAGGATCGTGGTTAGCGGGATGCCAGCATTGCGGTCAGTAACGCGGATCTGTGACGCGGTCATGGGTTGCACAGTTGACGGCGTGTCAAATACCGGCTCGATGTCAAATTCTGGCACGGTCACACCGTTCAATTCCAGGAGGAAGGCCGCGACTTTACGCCAGGTGGCAGTGAAGATTTCGATGATGCGCTCCACCTTTTTATTAAGCGGCGCTTCCATTGCAATGAGAGCCTCACCGGACGGCGTGCCACTCTGAGAGAAAAAGTAATGTTTCGGCGTCCGGGTGATGACGCCGACAGACTGTGACAGCCTATCAATGGCGTCCAGATAATTCCCTAGCGGCGTTTCACCGAACTCGCCGACCTGCGTTTGTTGGGCCGTGCCATCACCGGCGGGCAAGTCCCAGATCTGATTAGGTGAGTTTTTGAGCGCCTTTGTCCCCGCCTGAGAGATCACCCACCGCTGTTTAAATGCCCCGAACTCAGCCGCTACCATCATGTCTGCCAATAATTTGTTAATTGCATCCTGCGGCCCCAACACGTTAGCCAGTTCCGATTGTGGGCCACGACGCGAGCGGCGCAAATGAAACACCGGCACAGCGCCGAACGGGTTAGGGGCCTGGTCGGGGTCGTCAGGCTCAAACGCGGTATAGGCCGAGATGGAACCCGCTGCGCTCTTCGCGACGTAATACTCTATGCGGTCGGGATAATACAGCGTCAGGTGCGTCTTGCCGTCGTCGTCCTCAAACCATTTGGCCGCATAGCGTTTTTCCCTTGGGTTGTCGGGCTGGTAGAACACATGACAGAGCCGCGGGTCATTGTAGTACGCCTGCGTTGCCCCGTTCTCGTCAGGCCAAGCGATTACGAAAGCCTCACCACACACCAGGGCGGCCAGGTGCGCGTCGTCGCTGTCGAGGTTTAGCTCGGTGGTCATGAATAGCGAGTTTAGCAGATCCTCGGCTTCTTCATTTTCGCTCACCGTGAAGCCCGTCAATTGTAGGCGCTCAATGGCCGCATCCACCACGACCGCGCACCAGTTCTGGACAAAGCGTGTGTTGAGGTTCTTGAATACCTCGTTCAGCCGCTCGGTAGAATAGCGTAGCGGTTGACTGCCTTCGTAGTAATCCCACAGCGCCGTATACTCATACTGTTTCCCCTGGAGGGCTTTGAAGGCCCGTTCTAAGTCATTCATGCTCTACCCCTCATAACTCCGCGCCTCCCTCGGTTTCGGCTTACTCGCCCCGTACCAGGCCATAGCCAGCGACATTACACAATCGTCATGCATCCCTGACGGGGCGCTATACCGCAGCATCCCCGAAGGTAGCCGTTCGGCGGTGAATGCCTGCAACTCCCCCACCAATACGGCATCATTTAGTATCGCAATCTGCGAGCGCTCAAACGCCAATGATAACCCTTCGATGATTTGCGCCTTGCTGGCATTCGTGGTGAGGAACGCCTGAACCGGGATGCCCTCGCGTCGTAGCTGCTCTATCACTGGCTCGCCCATGCTGTTACGCTCCGCGATCACCGGCGGCTTACCGAACCGCTCCCATAGCGCCCGGAGCCGCGCCCGTTGCAAGGTGTAATCTATCTGATTGAATCTGTCCATGGATACAAGCTCATTCGTGAGCGTGTCGATCACTGACAGCACCGTGAAGTCTTCCAGCTTGCCCCAGTCCACGCCCATCAAATATGAGTGCCCCGGCAGGGCAGCGTCTTGCGGCTTAGCAATGAGCGCGGGTAGAATGCCGCGAAACACGCTCCCCCCGTCCTCTAAGAATTGCGCCAGAATCTCTTGGCTAAATATACGCTCTGGCAATTCGCCCCGCATGGCGTCTATTTCTGATTCTGGAATATACGGGTTGTCGATGGTGGGCCGCTGCCAGGAGTGCCAATCCGGGCGGTTGGTGTCCTGTCCCCACTGAAAGAGCGTGTGGAAATAGTTTAGCCCCTTCGGCGTACTCAGGAACCAGGCGTCACCGGCATAGTCTACCAGGGTTGGCCTTACTGCTTCCTGCCACAGTTGCTCCAGGTGCGGCACAAGGGCGACTTCATCCACGACGACCCGCGCATATTTGCGGCTTTTCCCTGCATCGGGATTGTCAGCACTCCAGCACTCCACCACACCACCGGTTACCAGTTCAATCCGCCGTTCCTGCTCTGAGATCCGTGAAGCTACCGGCTTGAGCCTGCGGACGATTTCCCGCCAGGCTTCCAGGAGTAGCTTGTAGGTCGGCGCGAACCAACCCACCGGCTTGCCTTCAATCGCGGGGTGCGCCGCCATATACACGCCCAAGAACGATTTACCCCAGCGTCGCCCA